CGGTAGCAATGCTATGGCATGTCTTGAAGCATATGATGAAGCGTACACCACTGTTGAGAGTATCCTTGAAGCCTGAAATCTTGGAACTAACTATTCCCTCCGACGCTTACGCTATTGAGTTAGCGGAAAGCATTAACATTGGCTATGGCCTTTGTTGGTCACCAGAACATGTTCAGTATTGGGCAACCCGTGCTGATCTAGAACTGGATGACACCCTGGTTGAGTTTCTCGACCTTATTGCACAACACGAATTTCTTACCAAAGATGTCTGACACACGTTTCATCATCACCACAAGCCTCGAAGGTTACATCAACGCACTAGTTCCTAGTGGTAAGTTTAACAACTGCACCATTGGATTTAAGGTGCCTGATGAGTACCTGACTAAGTTTGAAGATGCCTATCAAAAGGCATTGGAATGGGGCAAGAACAAAATGGCTGGCAAACGATTCTCTGCTGAACTCCCTAAGTGGGACGAAGAGGGCTTCGTTAAGGTCAGCTACGGTGGTGAAAGTACCACTCCGATGTTCCCTTGGGTGGATACAGATGGGGTACCGATTGATCTTGACACACAGATCTGGAAAGGTACTGTTGTTAAGTTGATCGTGGATCTAAAGCCTTATGTCTTTGGGCAGAAGGTTGGATGTTCCGTTAAGGTCAGAGGTGCTCAGGTCCTTAAGCTGGTTAGCGGCGGGGGCTCTGATAGCGGTGGATTGGACGAGGATGGCGTTGCTGCGCTGTTTGGCAAGACAGAAGGCTTCAAGGGTGGTAGCCCCTCCTTTGAGCCTACTGAGGACCCTGGTGTGGGGCCTGTTGGGTATGACGCTGACGACGTACCCTTCTAATGGCTGGCTACCGTAGCCGTCTGGAGGAAAGGGTGGCACGGTGGTTAAAACTAAATGGGCATCAGTTCGAGTATGAAACCCTCAAACTAAACTACACACTATCGTCAGTATACACACCTGACTTTATCATGCCCAATGGAGTTATCTTGGAAGCCAAGGGTTATTTCAAACCAGAAGATCGAAGAAAGATGTTAGCCGTAAAGAAGCAGCATCCTGATCTTGATATTCGACTTGTCTTCCAATCTCCACAAAATACTCTCACGAAAACCAGTAAGACTACCTACGCTATGTGGGCAGAGAAGAATGGTTTTTTGTGGGCACCATCACACGACATCCCCCATGACTGGTTCGATGATTTCCACAGCAACAGCTAGTAAGGAGGAAATCCTTAAGCGACTTGGTGAACATTTTGCTGACACCCTTGTTGAGTGTCTGGATTATGTCCATACAAAGGACATCAGCCCTGATGACATTGCTAAGTTGATTATTGATGAACTTGAAGACTGGATGGCTTATCACGCTTCAATGACTAACGCTGCTGAATTGGTTCGACATGCACTCCGAGAGCGAGTTTCTTAGGCACGAACCATGTCCTAGTTGTGGCAGTAGTGATGCCCTTGCTCGTTATACAGACGGACATGGGCATTGCTTTTCTTGCCTCTACTACGAACATGGGGACGACACGCCACTACCTACCACCAACAACAAAAAGCTCATGGAGTTTACTGGGGACTATGTTCCTCTTAAAGGTAGAAACTTAAGGGAAGAAACCTTAAGGAAGTTCAACGTTCGTTATGATCATGACACCAAGACTATTCGGTTTCCGTATTACTCACAGGCTGGCCAACTGGTTGGTTTTAAGAGTAGGGACACTGACAAGGACTTTAGGTGGACTGGCAAGAACGAAGATCATACCTTGTTTGGCCAACAGTTATGGGGTCGTGGTAAGGAGATTGTTATCACCGAAGGCGAGTTAGATTGCCTTAGTGTGTATCAAACCCGTCCTACCTGGCCGGTAGTTAGCCTCCCAAATGGCGCTGCTGGTGCCAAGAAAGCCTTACAGCATCAATTGAAATGGCTCATGGGGTTTGAGTCCATTGTTCTCTTCTTTGACTCAGACGAGGCAGGACAGCAAGCAGCACAAGACTGTGCCAGTTTGTTTCCCCATGATAAACTATTCATTGCTCGGCTTGATTCCTACAAAGATGCCAACGAGGCATTAATTGCAAAAGACTATGAGGCAATCACATCGACGGTCTTATGGAATAGAAAACCCTATTCCCCCAAGACTGTCATCGACGGACGAGACTTATTTGCTCTCGCAACTAGGCCACTTCATGGTAGGGATGCTGAGTGGCCCTTTACTGCTCTTGACCGTATCACTAGTGGTCTTATAAAAGGGGAGTTGGTTACTGTCACCTCAGGTTCCGGCGTCGGTAAGAGTACCTTCTGTGGTGAAATAGCCCAGGCTCTTGTTGATCAAGGTGAAAAGGTAGGATACATTGCCCTTGAGGAGAGCCTTCAACGGACTGCTCTTAGGTTGATGTCAATCAAAGCAAACAAACCCCTTCATCTAAACAATGAACTACCTGAGAAGGATCTTAAGGATGCCTTTGATGCTAGTCTTGGTACTGGTCAGGTATACCTGCGTGATGGGTTTGGTAGTGTTGACCCCGACAGTATCCTCAGCGACTGCCGGTTCATGGCACTTGCCAAGGAAGTAGGGTGGATCATTCTCGATCACCTTTCTATCCTTATGTCGGGCAACGAGTCGCATGATGAACGTAAGCTCATTGATGTAACCATGACCAAGCTCCGTTCCTTTGTGGAGGAGACTGGTATTGGGATGCTGCTGATCAGCCACCTGAAGCGCCCACAAGGCGACAAGGGGCATGAGGATGGCCAACAGGTTAGCCTTGGGCAGCTACGCGGGTCCCACTCGATTGTCCAGCTATCGGACATGGTGATCGCTCTTGAGCGTAACTTATCCGCTGGAGATAACATGGCTAACATCCGTGTCCTGAAGAACCGTTTCAATGGTCAAACAGGACAGGCTGGAACCATCACATTCAACGGATCTACTGGTAGAATGACTGAAGACCTC